TAATGGAAAAGAAATAACTCCTGAGAATAGAGGAGAGTTTTGGTTAGCCGTACACGGAGCTAATATGTATGGGAATGATAAAGTATCTTTAGAAGATAGAGTTAAATGGGTTAATGATAATGAACAGTGGATAGTTAATTGTGCTCAAGACCCTTTTAGACATAGAGAATGGGAAGACGCTTCTAATGCTTTTCAATTCTTAGCGTGGTGTGATGAGTGGAGAAGATACCAAGCTAGAGGAATAAACGAAAAGTTTATATCTCATTTACCTGTTAATGTTGATGGGAGTTGTAATGGTCTTCAATTATATTCTTTAATGTTAAGAGATAGTGTTGCGGGTAAGTTAGTTAATTTACTTCCGTCAGATACACCTCAAGACATTTATCAATTAGTTGCTAATGCTGTTAATGAAAAGTTAAAAGTACACGCTTCAGAAGATAGACCTTATGCTCAGCAGTGGTTAGATTATGGAGTTAAGCGTTCTACTACTAAACGAAGTATTATGACAATTTGTTATGGCTCAACAAGATACTCTTGTACGGACTTTGTAATAGAAGATTTAACCAAGAGACAAGATAAAGGCGAACACCACCCTTTTGTTAATGATTTATTTAGACCTGCTTCTTATTTGGCTAGTGTCATTTGGGATAGCATAGGGGATAATTTAAAATCAGCTAGAGTGGGTATGAAGTATCTTCAGGAGATAGCTAAGATTGTTTCAAAAGAACAATTACCTATACACTGGGTCACACCAGTAGGATTTCCAGTTTATCAATCCTATCCTGAAATGAAGTCTAAAAGAGTTAAAGCTATGCTTATGGGAGAAGTTATAAAACCCCGTATCAATGCTGAGACTGATAAGACAGATAAATTGCGTATGTCAAATGGAGTAGCTCCTAACGTAGTTCACTCCGTAGATTCCGCAGGTATGATTAAGACTGTTAATTTTGCTCATAAAAACGGAGTTAAGAATTTCTGTAATGTGCACGACAGCTTTGGTACAACTGCGGGTGATGTAGAAATGTTAAATAAAAGTATAAGAGAAGCCTTTATTGATATGTTTTCTAATCACGACATACTAGAGAAGTTCAGGCAAGATGTTGAGAAACAATTACCTGATAAATTGAAGGCTAAATTACCTGAAGTCCCTCAAAAAGGTGATTTAGATATAAATAAACTGAGGGAAAGTAAGTTCTTTTTTGCGTAAGAGCATTAAAGTACCCGTACTTAGAACAATAAAACAGAGGAGACAAAATGGCGAAGAATAATAACGTCAAGGTAGTATCACCAGTTGGAGTTTCGCAATATGCGTGGCTAACGACACCTGATACTCGTTTTGATGAGACTGGTCATTATAAGACTAATCTTATTATAAACGCTAAAGAAGCTCAGTCATTGAAAGCTCAAATTGATGCTGAGATAAAGAAAAGTGTTGCTCTTGCTAAAGAGAAGGCTAAAGGAAAAGCTATTAAAGAAGCTCCTCGTCCTTATGATGATGAAATGATTGATGGTAAAGCATCAGGAAATGTCATTTTTAAATTTAAGACGAAGGCAAAAATTATAGCTAAAGACGGAAAGGTTATACCTAATAGAGTTGCATTATTTGATAGTGCAGGGAAACCTATGATTGACGCTAATGTTTGGTCAGGCAGTGAAATGAAAGTATCAGCAGAATTGATACCTTATTACACAGCTATGGCAGGAGCAGGTGTGTCAATGAGACTAAGAGCAGTTCAAGTAACTAAGTTAGTTGAAGGTGGCTCTAGTAATGCTAAAGGTTATGGCTTTGAAAAAGTTAAAGATGGCTATGAACAACCTGAAGCAGTAGCAGTAGAAGAAAATGTATCGCAGGAAACTTCGGCTGACTTCTAAACAAGTCGGAATACGATACGGATTTCGTTCAGGCTTAGAAGAGTCTGTAGCGAAAGAGCTAAAAGATAATCGTGTAGTGTATGAATTTGAAAAGACTAAGTTGAAATATACTAAGCCTCAAAAGATTCATACCTATACGCCTGATTTTCATTTAACGAAGAAAAAAATTTTTATAGAAACAAAAGGATTATTTACTACTCAAGATAGACAGAAAATGAAATTGATTAGGGAGCAATACCCTAATTTAGATATTAGATTTATATTTTCTAATTCAAGAGCTAGGATAAGTAAGAAATCAAAAACAACTTATGGAATGTGGTGCGAAAGATACGGATATGAATATGCCGATAAACACGTTCCGAAGGATTGGCTATGATAGGTAGAGTAATTTATAAACAAGAGAGTGTGCAATACTATTCAGAATCAAAAGATGAATGGATTGATGTAGATACTATGGACGAACAACATTGTCGTAATGCTCTTAAAAAAATTATTAGAAAGTATGGAGTGATAAATGAGCAATATAAGAAAAGAAACTAAATATATTGTTATTCATTCTTCAGAAACTAATCCGACACAGAATTTTGACGTAAAGGATATTGACATACAGCACAGAAAAGAAGGTTTGTTCTCTTGTGCATTTCACAAAGTTATTACTAGAAAAGGTGAAGTGCAAGATGGAAGAGACATACAAATCGCAGGTGCTCACGTTGATAGTAATGTTAAATTGTCAAATAAAAATTCTATTGGTATTTGTCTAATCGGTGGACAGACAATAGATGGTAAGCCCGATTGTAATTTTACTTTTAAGCAATACGAAGCTCTTTTAGAGTTAATTCGTGATTTAAAAAAAGATTATAAAGAGGTTCAGATAGTTGGTCATAGAGATATGACTGACTCCTTATCTCCGCATTTTAACGTAAGTGAATTGCTGAGATAGTTTGTTTGTACCCCTTGAGGGAGTATATAATACTCAACGGAAAATCTTAAATGATTGGAATTGTGAGGCTAAAGCTCTCAAGGGGAAATATTTAACAGAAAAATTTTTATGGAAAAACAGGAAAGCAACTTTTTATATCACACGCCCTGCAATAATTGCGGTTCGTCAGACGCTAATTCAGTTTATGATGATGGACACACTTATTGTTTCTCGTGTAACACAACAACAAGAGGAAATGATTTGACACAACCAAAAGAAAAAACAAGTAGTGAATTTATTAGTGGCACAGCAGTACCTTTAATTAAAAGAAAAATAGATTTAGATACTGCAAGAAAATTTAATTATCAAATGGGAGCTTGGTTTGGAAGACCAGTTCAGATAGCTAATTACTATGATAAAGATAAAAATTTAGTTGCACAAAAATTAAGAAACCCTGACAAAACTTTTCAATGGTTAGGAGACGCAAGACAGTCAGGTTTATTTGGACAACACCTTTGGAGAGATAAAGGTAAGATGATAATAATTACAGAAGGCGAGATAGATTGCCTTAGCGTTTCTCATATCAACCAAAATAAATTTCCAGTAGTAAGTGTAAAGAGTGGAGCTCAAGGAGCTAAGAAAGATATTCAAAGAGAGCTAGAGTGGCTTGAAGGATTTGATTCAGTAGTGTTAATGTTTGACCAAGATGAACAAGGTAAACAAGGAGCTATTGAATGTGCTAAATTATTCTCACCTAATAAAGCTAAGATATGTAGTCTTCCTTTAAAAGATGCTAATGAAATGTTAGTTGCAGGTAAGACTAGAGAATTAATAGATTGTTTATGGTCTAGTAAAGCATACAGACCTGATGGAATAGTTTTAGGTGCAGACCTATGGAATGAAATTAAAAAAGAAGATACTTATGTAACAGTTCCTTATCCTTTTGAGTGTTTAAATACTAAGACACACGGATTGAGAAAAGGAGAATTAGTTACTGTTACAGCAGGTACAGGAATTGGTAAAAGTTCTTTTTGTAGACACGTTGCATTACATTTATTAGAAAAAGATTTTAGCGTAGGTTATATTGCACTAGAAGAAAGTGTTAAACGTAGTGCTCTTGGAATTATGGGAGTGTCTATAAAGAAACCTTTACATTTAACACGAGAAGGGACAGATGAGAAGGAACTCAATAAAACTTTTAAAGCAACAGTTGGTAACGGGAAATTTTATCTCTACAATCATTTTGGTAGCACTCTTGCTGATAATCTATTATCAAAAATAAGATATTTAGCTAAGGCTTGTGGTGTAGACTTTGTAATATTAGACCATTTACATATGGCTCTATCATCTATTGGTGATGAACATACTAATGATGAAAGAAAACTAATTGATTATACTGTTTCTAAACTAAGAACATTAGTGGAAGAGACTGGTATAGGATTAATATTAGTTAGTCATTTAAGAAGGTCTGAGGGAGACAAAGGCTTTGAAGATGGTAAGAGTGTAGGATTAAATGCTCTTAGAGGTAGTCAAAGTATTGCTCAACTATCCGATATAATAATTGGAATGAATAGAAATTTACAAGCTGATAATAATATTGCTCAAGTAAATATATTAAAGAATAGATTTTCAGGTGAAACTGGAAAGGCTTGTAACCTTTATTATGATTTAAAGACTGGCTGTTTAAGTGAAGTTAAAGGAGAATTGTCTGATGAGTTTTGATAAAGTTTTTAAACATAGAAGACAATCTATACAGTGGACTGCTTATGTTTTAGAAGCTGTAGGCAAAGCTAAAAAATATCAAAGACCAGTTACTTTAGATGTAGCTAAAGAAACTTCAGCTCTTATGTTAGAAGATGCTCTTTTAAATTTAGCTATGAATGGAGAAAATGCGGCGTGGAGAGTAGAAGTTAAACTACATACATTACAATGAAAAATTTTCCATATAATATAAACATAATGGCGATGTTTGTTTTTATAGTATTGTATTTATTAATAGTGGAGATAATATTTTAAATGAAAAAGAAACCTAGTGAACCACTTATAATTGGCGGAAAAAGATATTACAAATATAAAATTATTTGGGAAGATATTGTTGGTGATTCAACTTTAGCAACTGAAAATGAATTTAGTAAGATGACTTGTGCTGATGTGCATACTGAGTGTTGGATATTTAATAAGACACCTGATTATGTTTATTCTTTTGCAAGTTATTTTACAGAAAATGGAGAGATAGAATTTGGTGATAGAAATATCTATCCTCGCAGTGTTATTAAAAGTATGAAGAGGATATAATATGTCAGACTATCAAAAATTATTAGAAATGTGGAGAGATGAAAAACAAAAGCGACAAAAACTTGAAACAGAAAATAATAAATTAAAAGAAGATTTGAAGACAGAAAAGTTAGATAGAGAATATGACAAATCAGTACACACACAAGAAATAGAAGATTTAATGAAAGGTAAATTTAAAAAATGAAATATTGTTTTGATATAGAGACAGATGGTTTTTTAAATCAATGCACTAAAGTACATTGTATAGTATTAAAAAATATTGATACTAATGAAATACTAAAATTAAAAAATGAAGACGCTATAAAAAAATTAGAACAAGCGGATTTAATTATTGGACATAACATTATTAAATTTGACATACCCGTCCTAGAAAAGTTTTACGACTTTAAACCTAAAGGAAAGGTTTTTGATACAATAGTAGCAACTCGTTTACTTTACCCTGATGTAAAGGAGCGAGATTTTAAAAGAAAAGACTTCCCTACTAATTGTATAGGACGACACAGCTTGAAAGCGTGGGGGTATAGGGTGGGTAACTACAAGGAAGTCTTTGATACTGACTGGAAAGAATACAGTCCTGCGATGTTGGACTATTGTATTCAAGATGTTGAAGTAACTGATAGTTTATATAAAGCTATGGAACGTAAAGGTTATTCTTGTCAGGCGATGGAGTTAGAACACGAAGTAGCAACTTTAATCTTTAAACAAGAGCGTTATGGTTTTATGTTTAATACAGATGAAGCAGTTAAATTGTATTCTAAATTAAATGCGAGACGTTTAGAGTTGGAAGAACAATTACAAAAATTGTTTCCACCAAAACTAGAGCGTACACCATTTATTCCTAAAGTTAATAACAAAACTAGAGGTTATGTTAAAGGTGAAACTTTTTATAAAGAAAAGACTGTTACTTTTAATCCGAGTTCAAGACATCACATAGCAGATAGATTAATTGAAAGACATAATTGGAAACCTGAAGAGTATACTAATGATGGTAAACCAAAATTAGATGAAACAGTTTTAGCTAGTCTTCCATATCCTGAAGCAAAAGTTTTATGTGAACACTTTTTATTAGATAAAAGGATAGGACAATTAGCAACTGGTGCTCAGGCTTGGTTGAAGAATGAAATAAGTGGTAGAATACACGGCACTTGTAATACTAATTCAACAGTAACAGCTCGTGCTAGTCATACAAACCCTAACTTAGGACAAGTTCCAAGTGTTACAGTTCCTTATGGAAAAGAATGTAGAAGTTTATTCACTGTACCTAGTGGAAAAAAATTAGTTGGTATAGATATATCAGGATTAGAAGTCAGATTATTAGCACACTTTATGTCTAAGTTTGATGAAGGAGAATATTCTAAAGTAGTTTTAAATGGTGATATACATACTGAAACAAAAGAATTAGCAGGGTTAGATTCAAGAGACCTTGCAAAAAGATTTTACTACTGCTTCCTTTATGGTGGTGGTGTAAAAAAGATTGCCTTAGTAACAGGTAAGAGTACAAAAGAAGCAAAGAAGATACGAGAAAGATTTTTAAATAATCTTCCTGCTTTGAGTAAGTTATTAAAGCAAGTACAACAAGCGGCTGAAAGAGGATATTTAATAGGTCTTGATAAAAGACAAATTAAAATTCGTTCAGTTCACGCCGCACTCAATTCACTTTTACAAAGTGCAGGAGCTATAGTTTGTAAGCAGTGGTTAGTTGAGTTTAACAAAGCTGTTAAAGAATATTCTGATGTTCAACAGGTTGTTTGGGTGCACGATGAAATCCAAGTAGAGTGTCCTGAAGATACAGCAGAAGAGATAGGAAAGTTAGCCGTAGAATCTATTAAGCGTACTGGTAAACATTTCAATTTAAGATTACCTTTAACGGGAGAATATAAAATAGGAAATAATTGGAGTGAAACACATTAATGCTAAATACAAATAAAGAGACAAAGAAAGAGTGCGACTTTACATTAGACAAACCTTCAAATTTTAGAAAAGATTTGGAATATGGTCAAGAACGAGAGAAAAGAGTTATGGACTTATTACATCAAAAAGCAGGTACTAAGTTTGAAGTAAAAACCGAAAGAGATTGGTGGTATAGAACTGATAATATAGCCATAGAAATAGCTTGTAATGGTAGACCATCAGGAATAATGGCTACGAAGTCTGAGCAGTGGATTCATATATTAGCTGACCCTGTTAGTGGTAAAGATTGCTGTAAAATTTGGTTTGATACTTCTACTGTTAGACGATTAGCTGAAAAGTACAAAAAAAATACTAAAAATGGTGGTGATGGATATAGAAGTAAGTTTGTTTTAATTCCATTGTCCGAAATATTATTAGCAAAAAATTTAATAGAGAATAATGGAAAGGAAATATGAAAAAAAAGGTATTACTAATAGATGGAGATATATTAGCGTATAAAATAGCTACAGCTAATGAAGTGAGTACACATTGGGGTGATGGTTTTTGGACATTACATTGTGATGAAACTCAATGTAAGTTTGAAGTGGACGCTCAGATAAATGATTTGGGTTCTACTTTAGAAGCTGACGATTACATTTGTGCTTTAACTGATAAGAATAATTTTCGTAAAGATGTTCTTCCAAGTTACAAAGACAATCGTAAACAAAGACGTAAGCCTATGGTTTTAAATGCTCTTCGTGATTACATTATGAAAAAACATAATGGAGTTATGTGGAAAAATTTAGAAGCTGACGATGTTATGGGTATAATGGCAACTGAACCACACCCTACTGAAGACAGGATTATTGTTTCTATTGATAAAGATATGAGACAGATACCTGCTAAGGTTAGTAGAGATGGTGAAACAGTTGAGGATATACCTCAAAGATTAGCTGACTATTGGTTTATGATACAAACATTGGCGGGTGATAGTACCGATGGGTATAACGGACTGCCAAATGTAGGGGTAAAAACTGCTGAGAAAATGATTAAGCAGTATACTAATGTACCCCTTTTAGACCTATGGAAGATAGTAGTTGGTGCTTATAAGGCTAAAGGCTTTACTAAGAAAGAGGCTTTACAACAAGCTAGAGTTGCACATATTCTTAGACATAAAGAATACAATAAGAAGACTGGGAAAGTGAAGCTATGGCAGATAAAGTAAAACAACCACCTCACTATTTTAGATTTAAGATAGAACCTATTACCTTTATTATGCAGAATGATATTCCGTATGCTGAAGGTAATGCTATTAAATATATTTGTCGTTGGAGATGGAAACACAAAACTAAAGAAGCTCAGATTGAAGACCTAAAGAAAGCTAAACAATACATTGATTTAATATTAGAACACGAGGAGAATAAATCTGATGAACAAGTAAAACTTAAACTAGGGAATGACCCTTCGGGATTAAGAAAGACTGGTGTATTATAATGTTGAAGCACAACCATATAATCATTAGGGCTGAAGTAAAAAAGCCACCGAAGGACATTCGCTTCGCAAGAAAATGGATAAGAAAATTTATTAAAGCAATAGATATGAAGATGTTAGGGCAACCTAATTCTCATTATGTCTATGATAAAGGGAATAGAGGACTTACTTGTCTTGCTATTCTTAGTACCTCACACATCGCTTTGCATACTTGGGACGAAGTGTCTCCTGCATTAATGCAATTAGATGTTTATTCGTGTAGTGATTTAGATAAGAAAATTGTTTTTAAACAGATAGAACAATTTGAACCAAAGGAGATAAATTATGTTACGATTGACAGGGATAAAGCTATTCATATTAGCAGTTCTTCTTAATGGGTGCAGTGAGTTTGCCCTATTATCAAGTGGTGGTAGTTTAGCTATAAGTAATAATACATATGCAAAAGCCTATAGTGGTATAGATTTTGCTACAGCATTAACAACAGAAAAAGATATTAAAACTCACGCATATCATTATGTTAAAAAAGTTAAAGAACTTAAAGAGTCAGTTATTAATAATAATAATAAAATTGAAACTGTTAAAACTATACCAGTGGAAGAGTCTATTCTCTATCCACCTGATGTAAACTTATTACTAGCTTCAATATGGACTTATAAAGAAGATAAAATAAAAAACAATAGAATACAATTATATTCTATAAATCAAACGGGTTATGAATTAAAATGGTAAAATAAAATGGCGGATAAAAGATACAACTATAATAGTAAGAATCGTAATATGGCAGGAAATCCGATACACCAACCAACGGAAAAATATAAAAAAGGTTGGGATAGAATATTTGGTAAAAAGAAAACTGAATCAGAAAAATTACAAGAAGAATTAGAGCCTATAGATAAAGAAACAGAAAAGTTTTTTGATGATATAGCTAACAACACTCCTAACTCAGAACAATTTAATGACGAACCAAAAACTAGATTAGAACAAATCGCAAAATTAAAACACGACCCTATTGTAGATTAAAAATGGATTATAATAAAGACAATTTACTAACCGACTTCGGTAAGACTACATTAAAAGATAGATACTTATTACCTGATGAGCACTCTCCGCAAGATGCTTTTATGAGAGCGGCGAAAGCCTTTTCAGATAATGAAGAAATGGCAGAAAGAATATATGAGTATGTGTCTAATCTTTGGTGTATGTTTTCTACTCCTATCCTCAGTAATGCAGGAACTAAAAGAGGTATGCCTATCTCTTGTTTCTTAAATTATGTGGGTGATAGTAGAGGAGAACTTGCTGAACACTATACAGAAAACGCTTGGTTAGCTTCTGTTGGTGGTGGTATTGCAGGATATTGGGGACACGTTAGGTCTGATGGAACATTGACTTCAGGTGGCTCTCAATCTTCAGGAGTAATTCCTTTTATGCACGTTGTTGATTCTTTAATACTTGCTTTTTCACAAGGCAAAACTAGAAGAGGAAGTTATGCTTCTTATATGGACATAACACACCCTGAGATATTAGAATTTTTAGATATAAGAAAACCTAGTGGTGGAGATATACATAGAAAATGTTTAAACTTACATCACGGAGTTAATATACCTAATACTTTTATGGAACTCATAGAGAACTGTATTAAAGAACCTACCTATGATGACAGTTGGGATTTAATAGACCCACATACAAAAGAAAAAGTAAAAACAATATCAGCACGAGATTTGTGGCAAAAAATTTTAGAGAATCGTGTTGCTACAGGTGAGCCTTATGTTTGTTTTACTGATACTATAAATGAAGATTTACCTCAACCACAAAAAGATTTAGGATTAACAGTTAATCATTCTAATCTTTGTACTGAAATTACCCTACCTACCAATGAAACACGAACAGCCGTTTGTTGTTTATCTTCCCTTAACTTAGAAAAATATGAGGAATGGAAAAAAGATAGTTTATTTATTCCTGATATGATTCGTTTCCTAGATAACGTATTACAATACTTTATTGATTACGCACCTGATGAATTATTTAAAGCGAGATTTAGTGCGAATAATGAAAGAAGTCTAGGTCTAGGTACTATGGGTTTTCACGCTTACTTACAATCACAAAACATTCCGTTTGAATCTGCTTTAGCCAAAGCAAAGAATCTCCAAATATTTAAAAAAATAAAAGAAGAAGCTGTAGCTGAATCAAAAAGGTTGGCAGTTAAGAGAGGGGAAGCTCCTGATATGGAAGGGACTGGTATGCGTAATGCACATTTATTAGCTATCGCACCTAATGCTTCTTCATCTATTATTTGTGGAACAACATCACCATCAATAGAACCTTATAGAGCTAATGCTTATGTTCAAAAAACAATGTCAGGTTCTTTCTTGGTTAAGAATAAATATTTAGAAAAACTTTTAGAAAAGAAAGGTATTAATACTGAAGAAATATGGTCAAGTATTGTATCTAATAGAGGTTCAGTATTACATTTAAAAGAATTAACGGATTATGAAAAAGATATATTTAAAACAGCTATAGAAATTAATCAACAATGGATTATAGAACACGCCGCAGATAGACAGAAGTTTATTTGTCAAGCACAAAGTCTTAATGTATTTGTTCCTGCTGATGTAGATATAAAAGAACTACACGATATACATATGTTAGCTTGGAAAAGAAAATTAAAAACTCTTTACTATTGTCGTTCAGAAGCAATCAAAAGAGCTGAATTAGTTTCTAAAAAAATAGAAAGAACAATCATACCTGAAGCAGATTGTTTAGCGTGTGAGGCATAATGGACGGAAAGAAACCTGATGTTATTCAAGTAGAATATGATGACAATAAAAAAGTTATCTATGTCAATAAAGATAAGCAAACAGTATTGTGGACTGTATACCACACAATTTTAGCCTTAGAATTAGGTGCAATAGTTATTATAGAAGGGATTGAATTATTAACACGATGAGTTTATTTAAAGAAAGAATACACTATAAACCATTTGATTATGACTGGGCGTTTGAATCATATGATACTATGCAAAAAATGCACTGGCTTCCTAGTGAAGTACCCTTACACGAAGATATAAGAGATTGGAATGAAAGACTTACTAAAGAAGAGAAGAATTTAATTAATCAAATATTAAAATTTTTTACTCAAGGTGATGTAGATATAGCTAAAGCATACTTAGATAATTATATTCCTAAGTTTAAACCACCTGAAATTAGAATGATGTTGTCTGCTTTTGCTAGTTCTGAAGCTAACCACGCTCACGCTTATGCTTTACTTAATGATACTTTAGGTGAGCCTGAATTGTTAGACTTTAAAGCATTTCAAGAATACAAAGAGATGGCAGATAAACACGAATATTTATTTAAAGATAAAGGAAAAGGTCTTCAAGGTTTAGCTAGAGACATCGCTTGTTTCTCTGCATTTGGAGAAGGACTACAACTGTTTGCCTCATTTGTTATGCTACTTAACTTTCAAAGATATGGTAGAATGAAAGGTATGTGTCAGATAGTTACTTGGTCTATTAGAGATGAGACACACCACGTTGAAAGTATGATTAAATTATTTAAAACATTAGTAAAAGAAAACCCGAATATTTGGACAGAAAAATTCAAAGCAAGTATCTATCAAACAGCAAGAGATATGGTTGAGCTTGAAGATAAATTCATAGATTTAGCTTTTGGTATGGGTGGTATTAGAGGACTAAGTGCTGATGAAGTTAAGAAATATATAAGATATATAGCGGATAGACGACTGCTACAGTTATCATTAAAGCCTAATTATAAAGTTAAAGATAACCCTTTAGGGTGGTTAGATTGGGTATTAAATGGTGTAGAACACGCTAATTTCTTTGAGAATAGAGCAACAGAATACAACAAAGGAACTTTAACTGGGAAACTTTGGAACTAAAGTGCCCGTTTTAGAAGAATTATATGGCAAAAAATAACGAAGAAGATTTAGTTTTACCTATCAAATCAGAAGATTTGGTAAAACTTTTGAATAATGTATACCCTGAGAAGTCACCTAATTTAAAAGATGATACTAAGACTATCTATTTTAAAGCAGGTCAAAGGGACGTAGTACGATTCATAAACACACTTAAAGAGAGGACTAAATAACTATGTGTATGTCAGCACCAAAACAACAAGCCGCTCCAATTCAAAGAGCACCTGCTCAGGTTGCTTCAAGAATGGAAGAAGTTGTAGAGAAGCCGATAGAGTTGGTAACAGCCGATAAAGATATTAAGAAGAAAAAGAAATTAGCTTCTAAATCAGGTACAACAGCTTTACAAACTGGCTTAGGAATCAATACGACTGGTTCAAGTTCAGGCGTATCTTACTCAGCATAAAGGATATAAATGGCAACTAAAAAGAGCAACGAAACAATGCTACAGGTAAACCCTACAGCAAAAGAACGATATTTAAAATTAAAAGACAAGAGAGAAATGTTCGTTGATAGAGCTCAAGAGTGTAGTGAACTTACAATATCTTCTTTAATCCCAACAGACGGACACAATCATTCCGCAAAAATATACAATCCCTTCCAATCGGTAGGAGCTAGAGGTGTAAACAACTTAGCCTCTAAGTTACTTCTTTTATTACTCCCACCAAATTCCCCATTTTTTAGACTAGCAGTTAGCGGAAAAACAAAAGAAGAACTTGACCAAAATAAAGAGATGAAATCTGAAATAGAAAAATCTCTAGCAAATATTGAGAGAGAAGTTTCTAAAAAGATTGAAGAGTTAGCTTTAAGAGTTAGTGTATTTGAAGCTCTTAAACATTTAATAGTATCAGGAAATGTATTAACTTATCTTCCTAAAAAAGGAACGATGAGAGTATTTCCTATTACTCATTATGTATGTAATAGAGATGCGTCAGGAAACATATTAGAAATAGTTATTAAAGAAAGTATTAGTCCTTTAAGTTTAGATTCAGAAGTTAGAAATATAGTAGTTCAAGATGCTGACTATAAAAAAGATGAAGATGTAGAATTGTATACACATATTTATAAATTAGAAAATGATAAATTTTATATTTGTCAAGAAGTAAATGGAATTAAACTTCCTGATTCAATCGGTTCATATCCTAAAGACCAACTTCCTTACTCAGCTTTAAGAATGGTTAGAATTGATGGTGAAGATTACGGAAGAGGTTATGTAGAAGAATTTTTAGGAGACCTTAAATCATTAGAAGGATTGTCTCAGGCACTTGTTGAAAGTGCGGCGGCTTCTTCTAAAGTAGTATTTATGGTAAGACCTAATTCTGTAACTAAGAAAAGAGATTTAGCTTTAACTAGAAATGGTGATATTATCACTGGTTCAGAAGAAGATGTATCTGTATTACAAGCACAGAAACAATATGATTTACAAGTAGTAGAAAGAAGTATAGCAAAATTAGAAGAAAGAATGTCTTATGCTTTCTTATTACATACAGCAATTCAAAGAGATGCTGAAAGAGTTACAGCTCAAGAGATTAGATATATGGCTGAGCAATTAGAAACAGCTATGGGTGGAGTATACTCATTATTATCACAAGAGTTTCAACTTCCATTAGTTAAAATACTAATGAAACGTATGCAAGAAGCAAAAGAAATTCCACCATTACCTAAAAATTCAGTTAAACCTACAATTATTACAGGTATTGAAGCATTAGGTAGAGGAAATGATTTACAGAAATTAAGAGAATTTGTGGCTGAGTTAGGTAATCTAGCTCAGATGAATCCACAAGTAGTTCAATCGTTAAATCCTGATGATTTAATTAAACGTATCGCTACAAGTTTAGGAATAGAGATGGAAGGTTTGATTAAAACTCAAGAACAAATGGCGGCTGAACAACAAGCACAGCAAGAACAGATGCAACAACAACAGATGATGCAGATGGCGGAGAAAGCTGTAGCTCCTGTGGCAAGTAATATGACTAAGCCACAACCACAATAATAAAAGGAAAATATAAATGGTAGATAAAGTAGAAGTACAAAGTCCTGAAACTACTGCTGATAAACCAGTGGAAGAGAATAAGCCTACACAAAGTAAGCCTGAAGGTTTGCCTGAAAAATTCAACTCAGTTGAAGAATTAGCCAAATCGTATTCAGAGTTAGAGAAAAAACTTGGTGAGCAATCTCAACCTACTAAGGAATCAGTAGACCCAGTTTCACAGGCTGAAATAAAAAAAGAAGAACAACCTAAATCTGATTTAGATATTGCTACAAAAGCAGTAGATAGTGCAGGTTTAAATATGGATTCTCTAGCAGAAGAATATGCTAAAGATGGTAAACTTGCTGATGGTTCTTATAAATCATTAGAAAAAGCAGGAATACCTAAAGAGTATGTTGACAGATTTATTGCAGGACAACAAGCAATAGCTGACCAACAATCAGCATCAGTTAAAAGTATGGTTGGCGGTACTGAGGCATATGATAGTATGTCTGAGTGGGCTAGTAATAATTTATCTGAAACTGAAAAACAGGCTTATAATACAGCAGTAAACAGTAAAGATTTAGAAGCTGTTAAGTTAGCTGTAGTAGGTCTTAAAGCAAGATATGCACAATCAACTGGAAGTGAACCTAAATTAGTAGAAGGTAAAGCATCTCCTAGTGGTGAACAAGGTTTTTCATCTTGGGCTCAGGTAACACAAGCTATGTCTGACCCTAGATATGCGAAAGACCCTGCTTATCAAGCTGAAGTTAAAAATAAACTAGCAAATAGTAAGATATAATATGAAAAAGAAAAAAAAGAAAAAAGATAAAAAGAAGAAAAAAAATAAGAAGAAAAAGAAAAGATAAAAGATAGTTGTGCAACGCTTATGCGTGGCAACTGCCAAGTAAATAAGTAGATTAACTTGACCTTCCTGCGGGAAGACAATTTAGTATAAGAAGCTGAAAATACAAGGCTTTTATTAACTAACCATAAATCAAAGGAGATAATTATGGCAAATGCAACACCAGCGAGTATACCTCAGGTAAACTCAGCAGGAGCAGAAGACGCATTGTTTCTAAAAGTTTTTGCGGGGGAAGTTCTTACTTCTTTTGACAGAGCTTCAAAAACAGGCGGAGCAGAGATGGTTCGTTCTATCTCTAGTGGTAAGTCGGCAACCTTCCCAGTTATGGGCAGAATTGATGCGGCATATCATACAGCAGGAGCAGAAATTTTAGGCTCAACTGCTAACCACAACGAAAAGGTTATTACAATTAATGACCTTTTAACATCTTCAGTGTTTTTATCAAACATTGAGGAAGCCAAAAATCACTGGGACGTAAGAAGTGCATACTCAGCCGAAATCGGCAGAGCTTTAGCTTTTGTTAAAGATAAGCACGTTTTACAAACTATTGGTCAAGCGGCTATAGAAACTACACCTAACGTAACAGGTGGAGATGTAACAACAAACATATTTGACGCTAATATAGCTTCAGCTACAGATGCAACTGCCGCTACGGCGATGATAGGTGCTATCTTTACTGCGGCTAAACAGTTAGATGCAAATTATGTTCCAAGCGAAGGCAGAAAATGCTTTCTTAGATTAGAAGAATACTACAAATTAGCAAACGCTACAAACGTAATCAATGCTGATTTCAGTGGTAAAGGTTCAATCGCAGAAGGTAAAGTTGCAAGAGTAGCAGGGATTGATTTAATTCCAGTTCCTCATTTTGTTGAGTCAAATGTAACTTCAGGAGTAGATGCAGGTTCAGCTACAGCAGGTGGTTCAACACCTCAAGCTGTAAATTTGAGCACATTTGTAGCTCTTGTTACACACCCTTCAGCAGTTGGTACTGTTAAACTTATGGACTTGGCTGTTGAGTCAGATTATGACATCAGACGTCAAGGTACTTTAATGGTTGCTAAGTACGCTATGGGACACGGCGTTCTAAGACCTGAAAGTGCTGTAGGAATTAAAGAAGCGTAATAGTTTCTTTATTACAACACCAATAGATTAGGGGGAGAAATCCCCCTTTTCTACTTATAATAACTTCAAGATATGCCTAGTGGGTATCTTGATTAACTCGCCTAAGAAAGGGGGAAATATGACACTAGACTTAACACCATTCCGAGCTTTTTCGGTAGGTTTTGATGACCTATTTGATGAGCTTAGAAGTTTTAAGACAGTTGGTTATCCACCATACAATATTGAAAAAATAAAAGATGGTGAATATAACATTTCAATGGCTGTTGCAGGGTTTTCAAAAGATGACCTTACAATTTCTGTTAAAGAAAATGTCTTAAAAGTAAAAGGAAAGAAAGAAAGTAAAGAGAAAGATTATCTTTACAAAGGTATTGGTGAAAGGTCTTTTGAACAATCATTTAAACTAGCTGAATTTACAGAAGTAAGTGAAGTTAAGTTAGAAGATGGTGTTCTAAATGTTTCTTTGATTCAGAATTTACCTGAAGATAAGAAAGAAAAGACAATCAAAATATCTTAATAGAAAGTCTAGGGGGGGAGAAATCCCCTCTAGTTAATTTAACAAGAGGATATAAACAATAATGATAAATAAAATAAATGAAGTAATGTTAGAAGTGAAACACTTTTGGAGTGAACATAAAAAAGTTAGTATCGCTTTTGCAATAATTTTATTAATAGCAATAATAATATAATATAATGGCAACACAAATTACACCTACGACTGAATTACAAGCAGTTAATCAAATGTTGAGTGTTATAGGAGAAGCTCCTGTAAACGCAATAACAGGTACAGTAACTACCGATGTATCTGTTGCTAAAAACATTTTAGATGAAACTTCTATGTCAGTTCAATCAATGGGGTGGAATTTTAATACCCATTATGCTTATACACTAGCAAAAGATACAAACAATAAAGTACCCTTACCATCTAACTGCGTACAAGCCGATGCTTCCGCACAATACCGAGATAGAAATTTAGTTATTCGTAATGGTTTTCTATATGATATAGCTAATCATACCGATGTATTTGGAACATCAACAACCCTACCTACTTGTGACTTAGTTCTAGTCCAACAATTTGAACAACTCCCTGAATATGCAAGACAATATATAGCAACTAAAGCCGCTAGACGTTTTGCTTCAAGATATATTGGGGATAAAGGTATCACTGAGTTGGCAGGAAATGATGAACAAGAAGCACTAGCCGCTTTTAGACAAGCTGATAGTAGAAGTGCTGACGCTAATATATTAGAAGGTGATGCGAATACTTATTCAATCATAAACAGGACTACTAGAAGGACTTATTAATGGGACAAGTGATTTCACAATCCGTACCAAATTTTCTAAATGGTATGTCTCAACAAACCCCTTCACAACGTGGAATTAATCAAGGTCAAGACCAAGTTAATTGTCAAAACAACATTGTAGATGGGTTATCAAAGAGACCACCTTTAGAATATGTAGCTACACTAGATTCTACAAATGTATTTCCTAATACTACTAAGATATGGAGTATACAAAGAGATGCGTCAAATAGATATTTATGTGCGTTCTATGATAATGGAGTTAAAGTTTATGATTTAGCAGGTAATGAAAAAACTGTAAGTTATCCTAATGGAAATACTTATCTTAATTCTACAAATCCTAAAAGTGATTTCCGTATGGTTAATATTGCGGATTATACTTTTGTAGTTAATAGGTCAATTACACCTGCGGCTGACAGTACAACAACTGCGGCAAAATTAGAGGAATTTCACGTCTACTGTAAATCAACTAATTATGGTAGAGAATATAAAGTAGCATTAAAACACGAAGATTGGGCTTATGAAATAGAAGTTGTATTTCAAATACCTACAGGAAATGATGCTTCTACAGATAGTAAATATAGAGATACAAATAAGATAGTAGATATATTAATGTATGGTACTTCAAGTGCTCATTATAATTCAAGTGCCAATGGGATTGGTTTTAAAACAGTAAGAACAGATACAGGAGCAACTTTATCTGCAACATCAGGTTTAGCAAACTTTTCAGATATAAATACTTATTTTAATTTTGAACAATTTGATTCTGTTATTTACGGAAAAATTATTAATCAAGCTAAGACTTATACATTAAGTACATCTGATGGTTCAGGTAATACTGCGATGTATGGAATTAAAGATACAATACAAGATTTTACAAAATTACCTTACTATGGAAAAGTAGGAACTATTGTTAAAGTAACAGGTGATGAAGGAGATACTCTTTCTGATTACTATGTTAAATTTGATGGTACAGGTGTGTGGACAGAAACTATTGCACCTGCAACAAGTGTCGGTTTAGATGATACTACAATGCCTCACGCTTTAATTAATAATAATAATGGTACATTTACATTTAAAAAATTAGAATGGACAGATAGAGTTTGTGGTGATGCTACAGACACTAATCCTAATCCTTCATTTGTAGGTAAAACAATACAGAATTTAACATATTATAAAAATAGATTAGGACTGTTATCAGGAGAGAATTTAATTTTAACTGAAAATGCTAGTTACTTTAATTTCTTTGCTACAACAGTTACACAAGTTTTAGATACTGACCCTATTGATATAGCGGCTTCAGGAACACAAGTTAATACATTGAAACACTCAGTAGGATTTAATGAAACATTATTATTATTTTCTGATACAGCTCAATATAAACTTGACCACGCAGGAGATACTATAAGTCCAACTACTGCTATCTTAAATGAAGTGTCAAGTTTTGAACACGATGATTCAGTAACACCTATTGCGGCAGGTAAGTTTGCTTACTTTGCTCAAGCTAGAACAAACAATACTGCAATAAGAGAATATTATGCTGATGATGATACATTAACAAATGATGGTTTAGATATTTCAGTTTCAGTACAAAGTCTAATACCTTCTAATGCTTATCAAATTGTAAGTAATACAGTTGAGGATTGTCTAGCAATTTTATGTGCAGACACAGCAGATGCACAGGTTGTACCTTATACTACAGGTTCAGATATAACAGCAACTAATGCTGATACTATGTATATTTATAAATATTTCTTTGATGGTGGAGAGAAAGTACAAACAGCTTGGTCTAAATGGGAATTTAGTGGAGTTAAAATACTTGGTGGTATGTCGGTAGAAAGTAATATTTATTTATTTACTGCTGAAGGACAAGATACAAAATTATTTAAAATAGATTTAAGAAATTTAAAAGATTCAACATTAGGACACGGAATATACCTTGATAAAATGACTTCAGTTACAGGTGTATATTCTAGTGTAACAGATTTAACAACTGTAACTTCTCCATATGGAGCGAAGACAGGGTTAATAGCTGTAGATAAAACTGATGGAGCAGATTATGCTTTAACATTTGTTAGTGGTTCTAACTATACATTAGAAGGAAATCATACAAACTTATGGATAGGTATTCCTTTTGAATCTAAGTATACATTATCAACACAATACGTTAGAGAAAATACTGGTAGAGGACTTTTAGCTGTAACTACAGGTCGTTACCAAGTTAGAAATATAGCATTAACTTACGAAAATTCAGGTTTCTTCACAGCAGAAGTAACACCTGAGAATAGAAGTAAATCTACAACTGTAATGAACGGATATGTTCTAGGGACATCAGGTAGTACCATTGGGTCTGCCGCATTGTCTTCAGGAACTATTAAAGTACCAGTACAATGTAGAAATACCGATTTTACTTTTGACATTATCTCTAGTTCACACTTACCTATGTATATAGCAAGTGCTGAGGTAGAAGGTTTATACCATAACAGAGCAACAAGGATTTAATGGAAAAAGAAAACTATGTACGTCCCGCAGTATTAGCTGACGCATTACAATTAGCACCTAAAATGCGAATAGCAGATAGGGAAGAAGTAAGAGCATCAAATGGAGCTTCTCCGTTAGAGGCTCTAGTTACTCCGTTTACTTATGACGGAAGTAGAAATTATACAATCATTGGCACAGCCAGTGAAGGAGTTATAGGTATGTTTGGGGTTGCTCCAACAAAAGACCCTGAATATGGCGTAGCTTGGTTATTATCAAGTGAAGACTTATTTAAACATACAAAACAATTTATTAAGGAATGTCCTTACTGGGTAGCTAAAATGAGTAAAGGATATACTTATATATACAACTGGGTTGATAGAAGAAATTGGAAGTCATTAAAATGGCTACAGTTTCTAGGCTTTGAACCTAAAGAAGAAATTAAACAATATGGGGTAGGAAAATTACCCTTCTTATTAATGATAAAGGAGACAAATAAAGAATAATGTGTGGAGTACCTGAAGCTCAATTAGCACTTAGTGTGTTTAGTACTGTCGCTAAATTTCAAAATGATAAAGCAGTTCACGAAACAAATATGGCGGCTAATGAAGTTAGTATGCGAAATGCTGACCAAGCATATTTGAATGATTTATCTAAAATTGATAATGAGTCTTCTCGTGCAACACAAGCAAAGGCTTTAGCTGAATTAAAAGCAAGACAAGAATTAACTAAGAACCAAGCGTATGCTCTTAACTCAGGATTTGGAAATTCACTTAGAGTGATGCAAGATATGAGTGGAAG